ATCACCAATGAATTGTCGAACCTCTTCTAGTTCTTCATCGTTGATGAAATTCTCAAAAATGGTTATATCCTTCATATATCAATGTAAAACATTTTCCTTAACTATAGTATATGAAGAACAAACAAAAAACTCAATTGTTACTACTGACCGTTGTCGTACTTATCGCGGCTGTAGGCTACATGTTCTACAACCCCCAAGTTGTCGAGGTCCCAGTAGAAGTGGCTGTCCCAGTACCAGTGCGTGCAGTACCCACTCGTCGTGCACAGGTCCGGGAACCCGAATTTAGGGGCCCCCCTATCAAGCAGTACAAACCTGGACACATGCAGCAGATGGGTCTCATCACGAATGGTGATGAGACCCTCCCTCTTTACGGTAAAGAGGTCCGTGGTCGTCGGGACCGCTACAGTTACTACACCACCACCGGAGGTGAGAACATTTACCCAGTATCAGTTTCCCACAATGCGAGAGACTGCATGGAAGACATTGGGTGCCAAGAGCTATACGGAAATGAAACAGTCACCGTTACGGGAAAGACTGGTTCATTCACTGTAAACATGTACAGGACTGATGATTTCTTCTAATTTATTACTCCACTGGAGTATCCTCTGGAGTTTCGGTAGCTGCTTGAAGCTTTTTGACACGTTTCTGTATGTCATTTACGAGTGAACCCGTCTGACTGGAAGAGCAACAGCACGAAAGAGCACACATGGCTAATACTGGGGGTGGTTTCATTGGCATTTTCATGATAAGCATTACAACAAGGATGGAACAAATGCAAGAACCTACAGTCATTCCAAGTTTGTCATTACTCATTGGTTCACCAGAGGTTTTGAGTAGTGATCCTAACATCTTTACTATAGCTCAACAAAAATTATTATGGATACTATCGTATTCCCTCGTTATAAATCCAGATTTCCCTGACAATTCCGCCTTTGTGCGTAAAAGTTCAACTATCGTATCGTTATCAAGATGTTTAAGAAAATCCGCTTTCATCTCGATGTCGTGAAGTTGGTGCGCCTCCTTTTTACCCTGTACATAGGGCCATGTGTGTTTTCGTAGAGATGTGACTTCTTCTTCGAGTTGTCTAATTCTAGGAAGAAGAACCTTGTTAATAAGAATTTTAAGCTCTATGACATCACTCATCTTACCGTAAGTGCGTTTTTTATCTTTATACACTATAAGATGTCACTACCAAAAGGTAAGAGAGATTTCATTCGGAAATTAATTGTAGATATGAATGAAGTGGCAGAAATTAAACGTATCATGAATCAAATTGGTAGGGAACCAACAAATAAGATAGACCATACGATAAAGAAACAGTTTCTGATTCGAAATGATAATGGTGAGTACACCGTGAATAATGTGAATCTTCGTATGGGTATTTCAGTTATTGATTTTGATTTGTTAGCTAAAATGTTATTACGTTTAGACCAATTGGGGTTTAACTTACAAGAGCTTTATACACACACTCAACCTAACCCGTTGTACTTTAACCAGGAAGATATGTTATACGCCAGACTTATTGTAAGTGATGATATCACATGTTTTACTGATTTGATTTTGTATTGATTGTCTCCGGTTTGAAGAAGTCATTGAAGGGGCAACCTGGACACCTTCTGTGACGTATAGCGCAATCGAGTATTTCAACCTTCTTCATACATGGTTTTTTTCGTGGTCGATAGGTTCGTCGCCGTCGCCCGATGTTATGAAAACAAATTGAGGTTTGACCAATAGCTAACATGTTACTAGAATCAAGGATGATAACTTTATATTAGAATAAATAATCTTAGTGGACAGTATATGCAGTATTTAGAATTGAAAAATAAGGCTAAGAAGCAAGGTCTTCGTGTCACCAAGACTGTCAAGGGAAAACGTGTAAAGCTCACACCCAAGGAACTCCGCGCTAAAATAAGTATGAACTTTGAGAACAGTGTGAAAAATGCACAGAAAGTTATCAGAGTGTGTCAAACTATTATAGTTCCAACCCGGTCGGTGGGTGCCCCTCCCCCACCTCCTCCACCACCACCCCAACGACGAGCACCAGTCGTAAATGCTGGACGCGCGAAACTCATGGCTGAGCTTAAAAATACATTAAAAAAGAGGGGATTAAGATAAGTATGGAAGGCACTCTCAGATTGAGAAAAGTCAAAACCCTCTTAGAGACCTGGAGTGGTGAAAATGTGGACGAAGCATACTCACTACTTTGTTATTATGCAAGAACAATGCGAGAAAATGGAAACCCTGAAGAATTCGTAGAGCAGTATCTCGGTGAGGAACTTTACGAACGCTTGAACACGATGATTCAGTTTTTTAAAAAGTATGAAAAGTTTAAATTAGACTTTCGTGACAACCATTGATTTGATGCTGGTACACTTTTGGTCTGATGGACCACCTAGGGTTATTTTTGTACCACCTTTGTCTTTCCCTGAATATGTAACGGCTTTAAAACCTGCTGGTACGATGAGAGATTTAATACCCGAACCAATGTTCAACTCAGCTTCTTCGAAATCATCTTCTTCCCCTACTTTCCCGATTTCCTCCTTATAATCGCATTCCGAGTACATAGTAACGTAAGGTGACGCCTTCTTCTCAGCTATCAATTCTTCCTTAGCCGTGTTCTCCTGTTCTTTTTTGAACATGTAAAATCCCCCACCCATGGAGGCACTGAGGGAAGATACCACACAAATCATAAGAGCGATAGCAGCCATATTACATTAATCAGACAAAATTAATCCCAAACCTCTTAGACATGAACTTCTCAACACCCTGAAACGTAGGAAAACTCCAGAGGTACCAACGGGACCAAAAACCAGCCCCGTCGATACCGCTCATATTCCAATTCTCTTTGTCACTGAATGTCACATTGAGCATCATATCCTGAATTTTCTTGGGGTCTCTCTCTGCTATTGTGCGTTTGGGTACTCGACCACCATGGCGGAGTACGTAGGAACGCATACGTGAAGGATTCTTGTGTTTGGTGTAGTCGGAATACCCACGTGCACCAAAGTCAACAGTCCTGCCGTCGTCTAATGTCGCCCTGAACTTCTTTTTAGAGTTGGGACTTTTAGTAATCTTGACGCGCATACTTATATTTTACGGAGAAAATTTAGTTGCAGCTTGCGCAGTATTTTTCCTTATGTCCCATCTTCTCGGTCTTGCCAAGGAAGAAGAGCTTTTCGGGGCCACGCTGGACACGGTACATGTGGTCGTACATGTGGAGGAGTCCAACGGTCAGCGCAAGGCTGGCAACGACGACACCGTTCATCTTACGCGCGGTGAAGGCATACCCAGCGATGAGAGCAACAAGCAGCATCTGGATGATGGTAAGTTGGGGGAGAGCGGGCATGGAGAAGCGGGACTCGGTGGTCGCAACCTCCTCGGTGGGCTTGGGCTCGGCATACATGGACTTGGGGTAACCAGGCATTTTTATTATCTGCTGAGAAAATAATGTGGCGTCTCCTGTTTGCCCCGATACTGATGGTCCTGTATGATTATGTGAAGCCACCTATAGACCTCCTCTATTTTACAAATCCACATCGACCACTGTTGGGTATACAAAATACATTCAGAGACCTTGTACATTGCTTCTCTGAGCACGATGTAAAGCACTACCCTGGTCTTCTTCTACTGAAACTTCATTACTCCAAGTTACGTGAAGAGTTTGAACGAGTTTCACCAACCCTAAAAAAGACCTGGTACCATGATACAAATCCATGGTTTGAAAAGAATGATGGATACTACTTTTACAAAGCTGACCAATTCCCTCTACTGAAGAGTCTTATTAACCAAATACAGTGTATACACACAGAGGGTGCTTCATTTGCGGTTATAGAGGGTCCCATGGTTTTACATCCACATCGTGCTGAATCCAATGAACTTCTGAGATACCAACTCGCTATACATGGTGATGGAGATTGTAGCCTGTACACAGAGAACGGTAGGCACATACACAGAGAGGGTGAAGATATCCTCTTTGATCATGCAAGATACCATGAAGTGATGAAAACTGGGGATGGTCGAAGGGTTGTACTTATCCTTGATGTTCACAGGTGATTCCGACACGTTGCGATGTACATATCACTACCACCGATGAGTTCTAGGGTTTTGTCGTCTACGATTCGCTTAGTGAAAGGACCTAGAGTTCCATCATTGCATCGCATACAGAGTGCCGAGAGTTTGGTCACATCACATGCGAGTGGGATACAATCAATAAGTTCACCAAACTTTTCCTGAAAAGAATCGGCATCGAGACCAGCTACTATCACAGACTTGTTTACCTGTAGACAACACTCCACAAACTTCTTGAGTCTAGGGAAGAATTGTCCTTCATCAATAGCAATTATATCAGCCTTGTCAAATTCATCTGTATTAATAATTTCAAAAAGATCAAACACTTTATGACAATCAAACTTTACATTATCATGTGTTTTGAGAATTTCCTCGTGGGACCTGGTATCTTTTGCAGAATTTATAATCATCACATCTTTTCCTATAACTTTTAAACGCTTAAGTCGTCGAATAAGTTCAGATGTTTTACCAGAAAACATATTTCCCATAATAATTGAAAGTCCCATCTCACCTTATTATTATAATATTGTATTTTTTATATGGGTGATATACACAGAGCAGTTTTGAATGGTATGAAGGGGTACTACAACCCTAGGACGGGGGAGGTCAAGTTTGGTAGATGTGTATATTCAAGTATCGCGGTGGCAGTAAAATATCTCAGTGAAAAGTAAGATGCCTCTCACCGATGCAGTCATTACCAAGAAGGTTGAGGAGTTGCGTAAAACACAGGGTAAAATCTATGCACCCCTCAAATATTTCAGGGGGCTTACAACTCTCAAGGGGGTTGAGACACGTTATAAAAAGATGCTCAAGCGAGACTACAAGGGGTTCAAGACAGACGAAGGACAGAAGACAAAAACTTCCTCCTACACCCAGAAATTTAGGAAAATGTATCCGGGAGCTAAATCCCTCCCTGAAATTGCTAAGGCTACTAAGATTCCTCTGAGGACTGTGAAGACTGTGTTCAACAGGGGACTCGCTGCGTGGAGAACCGGGCATCGTCCGGGAGCCTCTCCACAAGCGTGGGGGTATGCTAGGGTCCATAGTTTCGCCACTAAGGGGAAGACCTACTTTACGGCGGATAAGGATTTGAGGTAAACCACTTTACAAAAATCTAAAAACTGGTTCGTACTCATTGACATTTTCATCGTGTTAATCATGGTGCAAACGAATTGTAAGTTTCCTCTTGTATATCCCTTACCTGGTTCAACCTGGTCGGGACTTATATTATGCAAAAATCTATGATTGCTTTCACCTGAAATTGCACGTCTAATAACACCTTCTGTTTGTCTTTGATATGTCATTTTCAAACCCGAAAGTGCACACAATCCATTTTGATTATGATATATCTCACACCATTCATCAAGTGATAAATCAAATGGTATGTTATTTTTTTTAGAACGACATTTTGCACTTCTGTAAACTTGAGACAGGTAATTTCTGGGGTTTTTTGATAGGTGTATATTTTGAATGAGGGCGGCACAGTTGTCACAATTACTCCTATAACAAGTTTTTTTCTCACCATTCACTGATGTGTAATTATCACTCCTAAATTTAGATATCGGTAAGGTGATTTTACATATCGCACATTCCTTTTCTGCCGACCAGGCGGTCCGCGTCCGAGCACCGAAAGGCCTTCCCATCTTAATATACTTTTTGGTCAAGTCTCTATATGACTTCCCGATAAGTATCATCATCGGAGTTAAAGGTGTAATAATTATCCCGGTATGAGAGTACATTTCCTTGTATCAACGTCATCGCGTGCGTTCGTACATACACAAATCCAATACAAAGACGTCAACCCCAAAAACGCAATCGGAATAATCGCTACACTGAGCATTAGTATTAATTTATAATTTTAAATCTAATGTTCAGTCTGGCATTTTACGCACTAAAAAGCAAACCGTGTCCGTAAGGGGTTATTATGAGTTTAAACGCGGCCGCGACGGGAGTGTAGCGAATAAGCCATAACGAGCTCACTGTATGTATATCCGAGTTCCTCTTCAAATTCTTTTAATTTTAATTCACTTTTAGTCAGTTTACGTTTTATATCTAACCCCCAATAACCCGGTTTCCATTCATCTTCGGGAAGTGATTCCGTGGCTGCATGTAACATCGAACGATACTCAAGAATATCTGGTAAAAGATGACGTATATTTTGTCGTATTTTTTCTCGTTCTTGGTCATAAATTCTGACATACGTATCTTGTGATGATTGGTACATTGAATCGATTTTTCTCCATCCTTCATCTTCCATCTGATATGAAGTCAAATTGAGACTGCCCGGGTGTTGTGAACATACTTGATATTTTTTACCATCCTTTCCACGGTAGTATTCCAAGTGATCCAGACCAAACTGTTGATAATAAGAACGTATAAATGTGTATTCTTGTTTAGTGGGTACACGTGATGATTTCGAATCAAGCATAAATGAAGTTCTCGCTAATATGACATCTTCAGTATCAAGACAATTCCCGGCTCTGAACCCACCCCAATAAGTATTTTCATAGAATGTAGGGTTCATAATGACACGTTCATGTAAGTACACAGGAGATTCGACGATTGCGGTCATCTTCGTTTATCATATAAGAATTCAATACTTTATATCCATTCATAATTTATCTTGTCAATAAGTAGGATGATACTCATAGATCAAATAGTTCGGTACCTCTCCAAAGATATTATGTTACCGACACGATGTTACGCGACTAAAAAGCAACTCGTGTGTGTAAGGGATTGTTGTGATTGTAAGATTTTCTGTAAGAAACCACCAAAGGGTTCCGTACCAGCGTATCAACCAGTGTATGTATTAAAAGATATTTCTAAGCCCTAACTCTCTTCATCCCCTCTCCACGGACGATTGTATCGACACATTTAACTTCCTCTTTCGTCCATTCAGGTGCATCCTGTAAAGTTTTGAATCTGGTATACATTTTCCCCTTACCAGTAAAGTCATAGGCAATTAACTTTGTATCGATATCCTCCATTTTCACACCATGGCGACCAAAATAAGGCCAGTTGTTAAAATTGAGACGAAACGTCTTGTATCCATGTCCATATTGTTTCACACGAATACCACCTTCACAAACGGGTTCAGGTTCGAACTCATAGTGGGGCATGGCGGCATTCATCTTATCGACGATGTTGAGGATGTTCCTCATGGTGAAAGAGTCACCAATCTTGTACACGGGTTCGTCATCGAAAGTGAAAGACATTTTTATTACTTGGAAATATGACGGGAAGTGACTTCACTTAGGTTTAATTATTACAATTCTAGGGTCTAGAGTCTATCCATACTCACATGGAACTCGAGTTTGTCCCCATGACGTGCAGTGAGACACTTGATGTGGGTGTCCAAGTCGCATGGGGTGCAGTCTTCTTCGTACACCACACCATCGGGGGTCAACAGAGTGGGTTTGACGAATATAGGACCTCCAATTACTGTGATTGGACGAGTCTCATATCGACTTTCATCGTAATACGGCACGATGTGAAAGGCGACAACGGGGTGTTTGGAAAGAACAAATTGTCCATTTTCAATATCGTTAAGGGAGAGCACAAAGTTTCCGGGTTCAGCTTTGATGATGGTACCGTTCTTCATTTTGAGTTGTGAGATGGAAATACCAGGAATCGATTTCACTTAGGGCTCCAGTTAAAGAAAAACCCCTCTTTGAGTATAAAATGGATCTTTCAAGTCTGTCTAAAATGGATCTTTCCAAGATTCCCAAAAACCTTTTAGGTATACTCCAAGATAAAGAACTCTCAATGGCTCAGAAAATGGTGGCATTTAACATGTTCGTACCAAATTTACCAGCTACTCCAGAACACGACCAGGCGTACGACGACAACCTAGAGGTTGGTCGCAAGATTAAGCGTCTTGTGGATGAGGGGAAGATTCGTATAGGTGGATTCGGTAAAAATTTCAAAATTGAGGTGATTACCAATTAGGTAGGTGCCTTTCTAAATTTTCTTCTACATCAAATTGAGCAGGGTCAACCTTGATGGTGGGTTTAATTTTTTTAGACTTGGTTTTATTTTTAGTTGCTTTAGGAAATGTAAACCCACGAGCTGCGTTAATTTCTACATCATACTGTACAGGGTCATTGAATACACGGGTTCTGACACTACGTATAGGAGGAGGAGGAATGAAAAAAGTTAAGGTGAGAAACATTTAATATATAGGGGTTTTATTCTTTATCTTCATTCTTTTCATCGGGGTGAATCGCCCACATATTTTCTTTCTTAAACTTGTCATAATCAATCTCTTCAATCTTGAACTTTTTCATGAGAAACTTCTTAATGGGGTTCATTTCCTTTTCCATGGGCTTCTTTTTAGGTGGATCTTCACATGGTCCCAACTCATCCCACTTTGGAAACCGCCTATTCCCCTCACCTGGTGCATCTGCAGGGGCTACGAAATCATCTTTCTTAGCGTGTACACGAACACTGGGTCGTACAATTAAAAGTCTTGTTAGCATCTTAGTAGAGACATAGATTATCTTTAATAATTAATGATACCATTGGCTGCGAGAGTTAGTTTTGCCACAGTCATGACAGTGAGACCAATTACGATATCGGGGTAATTCACCTTGAGCAAACGACCGGCAATTGTCATGGGTAAAATCCAGGTAACAAGTTGGAGTTGTGCATAGTTCGCAAGGTCGGGGTTTGGGAGGGTAGCTTGGACCTGTCTAGGTCTGACAAGGCGTCTGTTAGACCTCTTTCTTTTTTGAAGAAACTTGGTAGGCGTCTTTTGAGTGTAAATAGGTGAAGCAAGAGAAGCCATTTTTATAATCAAAGATTTTCATCTTTAAACACCTAAGTTGACCTCACCCAAGGTCAAGTACATCTAACATCCAACAATGTCTGGCCCCATGAACTCCCACTCTATCACTGACTACATCCTCAAGCTCGAGAAGGAGAACTCTGAATCTCGAAACAAGATTGAACAACTGAAGAAGCTCTTCACTGAAGCCAGTGAAGAGAAGGTCAATGCTCTCAATGAGCTCAATGAGCTCAAGTACAAGAACCGGTCTCTCTTTGAAACAACTGCACAAGTTGGGGTTAAGACTCCCTACTCCAAACGCCTTGCAAACGTCGGTATTGTTGAGCGTCTAACTGAGCTCGGGAGAATGACTTCTGATTTTCACAAGACAGCTACTTACCAAAATGCTGCGACTACTGTCGCTGACCTATCTTACCCGGTTGAAAGTGGTGAAAGTTTAATGCATCTCAATGGCATTGGTAATGGAATCGCGGCAAAGATTAACGAGTATCTCGATGAATTGGACTCAGACTATGAAGAGTCTGAAAGCTCCGACTCTGAGTCTATCGCATCCAATGGTGACGATGAAGACGTAAACAACTTTTCCGAAGATGATGAGTCTGACGACGAAGATGATTGCTCTGAAGATGGTAGTTCAACTGACAGTGGGTACTTTATCTCCCAAAATGCTGGCCTCGCTGGAATGCTCTATAAATGTGCTGAGAAGGCTGAAGACAAGTTCAAGTGCGACGTATACACCAAGGCTGGTGATACCATCTACAATCTTTCTCATGTGATCACCAGTGGTAAGGAGGCTATAAAGTTTCCAGGTATTGGAAAGTCTATCGCTAAGAAGATTGACGATTACCTCAACTTCAATAACGCGACACTCGCTAAATGTTTCATCAGACTTGGCAACCACGCGGAAACAATGTACAAAACTGAAGCCTACTGGAAGGCAGCGGATAAGCTCCGCGAACTCACCTTTGAAGTTTCGTCTGGTGATGATGTGAGGCATATCAAGGGTTTTGGTCCTTCAATTTGCTCCAAGATTGATGAATATATTGCCACTGGGACTATGGTGAGGCTTAACGAACTCAAGTAAATCCATGTTGGTCTGCGTCAGAGTTGAGAGAGTATGAATATTTTTTTAATAGTTAAACACCCCTTTCTTTTTACCATCATAGACATTTACAATCCCTGATGCTATCATCTTTTGATTCACAGATATTTTATCTCCTTTTCTTCGATATACGGTCACGAGAGGGCGACCATACTTATCATTTTTACCACATTCAATCCATATCCACCCGTTTACTTTATTTTTACACATGAATGGGTTCCATAATTGGGGGACCACGCGATCATCGAAACCACATTCTTGTTTAAACATGTCTCGCGCAAGTTTAGCTAAGTAAATATGCTCATTTCGTTCTTGCATGGCGAGACTGGGTTTCATCTCTGCTGAATCGTACCCAAGTGTGCGAAACTTGAATTTTAGAACGCGTCCATGCTTCATGATAATTGCATTAAATGTATCTCCATCGTATACACTCGTTATTCTAGCATACCCATTATAACCGGATAGACTGAAAACTGGAATTGAATCGTCGACACCTGACAAAGCTCTCTTACTTAAACACCAGTTCATATATAAAGAAGTATTGGTTCCTCTTTAAACACCTAAGTGGAACGGGAATATTATAGTTTTTAAATGTCTAACCTTTTCCGTATTGCTTTCTGTCAGGCGACTGCGCCACTATGCCCCGACATGCAACGTGAAGTGTGGGGGTGGATCTCAGTTCTTAAAAAGCGTGAGAAAAGGGAACGTATCATCGAGATTAAGAAACTCGCGAAAGCAAAAAAACAGAACCGTGTCCTCGAGATTGAGGAACTCTTGAGAAGTGAAGAGAATTCTGATTTGTCGTTTGAATTGGATACTGAAATTTTTAGGATTATGCCGTACCCAGAAGTGGTGGGAAGCACCATAGATATAGAAAGGGTTAGAGCTCGTGCTATACTTTTTTCTTTGTAATAAGTAAACAATGACTCCAGTACTCGTATCTGTGGACAAGGCAGGTGATCTCAAGCTCGGTAAGCGTAAGTGCCGTCTCCACAAAAAGGAAGATGTGGTGAAGGTTGCGAAAAATTACGGTGTTCCCAACGCCGGAAAGAAAACTGTCAAGCAGTTATGTGGTTCCATCAAGGCTAAGGCCAAGGCCAGCAACGATGGTATGAACAACGTCCCCCTAGCCAAGTTGTACCCCGAGGCTGCCAAGAAGCAGGTAGCGGCTAAGAAGCGTGCCGAGAAGAAGGTGTTCGACAGGAAGGTTGCCATGAACTTCATGAAGACTATGGTCACCAACCGGGTCGTAACCCCTACACGCAAGGTTGTTGTGGCTGTGATGCCCATGCCCAAACCTTCAAAGAAGGCTATGCCTCTCACCAAGGAGGAAGCCAATAAACGTATTGGTGCGATGAAGGGTCTCTCATATGAGAACCGTTCCAAGCTTCAGCGTATGGTTCTCAATCAGCATTCACCCCGTCGCGTTGTTCGGGTGGCTCGTGAATTGGCTCGTCTGCGTTGAATTTAACAAAGATTTCATCGGTCCAATCATTGGGGTCGGTGTAATTCTTCTCCTCTGTGTCGTAGAAAGATTCACTATCGGTGATTAACATACCCCTGACAGTCTCGTATAGAACTGTGGTGAGGGCGAATTTATAAGCTAAAAAGCCGAGGAATGTGGCTCCATAATCAAAATCAAATGCGAAGGGTGCATTATTCCACGACACTTCAAAAGCAGCCGCACCTAAAGGTGCTAAAAACTCCTTCTGAATTGTCGACTTTTCAAAATTATCTACTCGATCGGATAGAAGACATATATACGCATATGATGTGACAGCACCCAACATGGCAGATACACCTTGTTCGGCACCCTGAGCAATAAAATAAGATGCACTCAAAGCGGAACCATATCCAGCTGTAGAAGTTTTTAGTGTCTTTTTAAGGCGTTTATATTCAGACAGTTTAGGTGGGATTGGCTTACTGAAGGCGTAAGTGAGTGACATATTCTTTACTAAACACTATTAAAATCTTTATCTCAATTAAGTATAGCAATGCCATGCCAACGTTGTCGAAAAAAATGTGGCGTTCCAATCGATTGTAAATACTGTGAGGGAAGTTTTTGTCCGAGTTGTATTCAGTTGGCCAGACACGATTGCCAAGGTGCTGATATCAAGAAGATGAAACAACGTAAAGAACTCGAGGAAAATATAGCATTTGAACCAAAATCCAAATGCTTAAAGATTTAATGTGTATACTAATCAGCGTGGGGGGCGTACCGGGGAATTGGGTTCTCGGTATCGCATTCATAGCTCAGTGGTAGAGCGCAAGCTTAGTAAGCTTGAGGTCAGGGGTTCGAAACCCTTTGAGTGCATAAAGGATATAGTATATGAATTTATATGACTATATTCCTTATAGGTGGTGGAGTGACTATAATGACCTATATTATTTATAGACACATTAGATGGAGATATAAAAGAAGACGATGGTTGTTATCTTCATTACGGAGTTAAATGTATAAAAAAAGAATATTGTATAATCACAATATGAATAAGGACCAAGTCATTCTTATTCATGATGTGGCATCATTAACGTTTCTCGCACCATTCTCTGTATTATGTCTAGCTGAAACATTGTTTGGATACACCGTATATCCAATGTTTTTGACACATGCTCTCACCACCTATATGTATTTTGACCTCACGTGGATAATTGTCCAGCCTAGGATTGTACATACATTTAGAAAGTTAATCATACTTCATCATTTAGTATGTCTTCTAGCTCTTCTTAGACCCCTCATGTATCCCGAAGAGGCTTTTGTTGTTGGTGTTGTGGGTATAGTTGAAATTGATACATCTCTACTCACTATCCGAAGACTTATACCCAGAACGAGTTTCATATATCCCACAATAAATGATATGTATCACGCGTCAAATATATTGATTCGGGTAGGGTATGAGTCATGCATGACACTATTTTTGTCGTACTTTTATGCACATGAAAGTATTTACACGAAATTACACATCCTTGGGTGTCAGTATTTCATAAATATTTTCAGTTGTGGTATTTGTGCCCTCACCTATTCGAAGAAGAACCCAGCTTTGAAGTACAATTAAAGATTTAAATCTAATCCATAATTAGAATGACTAAAGACGAAAAAGCTAAACCCAAGCGTGCACCCAATGCGTACATGATGTTTTGCAAGAAGACGCGACCCGAGATTACCAAGGAGAACCCTGACATCACATTTACCGACACTGGTAAAAAACTAGGGGAGATGTGGAGAGCTCTCACTGATGACGAGAAGAAAAAATATGCGAAGTAAGTATAAGATGTTGGTATACATATTTGGATTTCTATTACAAATTGTAATGAAGGAGCGAATAAGAAAAGGAATATCTCCTAGATTTGGTCAACCATCAACTTAAGGATGTTAGCCGTATTATAAATATGATGCAATTAGGTATATTAATCGCCGCCCAATTTGGTCATGTGCAAGATGTACTAGCATTGATCGAGGCGGGTGCTGACATCAATATGTGTAATCATAATGGTTCGACACCACTACATATGTCCGCCCAAAACGGTCATGATGGGGTAGTGAAGGCTCTAATCACAGCGAATGTGGATATTAACAAGACTGATGATATTGGGTGGACACCGTTGTTACTAGCCATTGAATACGGTCACGAGACAACTGTGCAGATACTGATTGATGCCGGAGCTGATATCAACAAGGTGTCGCATAGTGGTATGACACCACTATCTAACGCCAAGTTGAAGGGTCATGAGACGATACTACAGATGCTCACAGACTTAAGGATGTGAGGCGTGATACAAGTAGATGTCCCTCGGGGTCAAGAAGCTCTGTTACGATGCTATTGTGCCTACTCGTGGGTCTGATCATTCTGTGGGATATGATTTATATAGCTCCGAGGATGCCATGGTTCCTAGCCAGGCTGGAAGAGCAATCGTAGGAACTGGTATTACAGTGGTTCTTCCACCAGGGGTATACGGTCGTGTAGCTCCCCGCTCAGGGTTAGCCGCAAAGCACTGCATCAATGTTGGTGCGGGTGTGATTGATCCAGATTATACCGGTGAAATTAAAGTCATTCTATTTAATCATGGATTGAAGGACTTTGAAATCAAGAAGGGTGATAGAATTGCGCAACTCATTCTAGAGCGTTGTGAGACGCCACCTATCGAGGAGATTAGTATCGTTGAGGATACTGAACGTGGCTCAGGTGGTTTTGGGTCTACCGGGAACTAACCCACATGTTAGCTATCCATTTTTCACCATTTAACACTTCTTTTCCACCATGTAAGGATAATTTAGTTTCTAAAAGATTTGTTGTGTAATTATGAAAAAATAGTGCATCACCCTTTCCAAGTTTATAAGATTTATCTAGATTTGGGAAATATGTTTCACCACCATGATAATTATCATTTAATATGATAATAAAGGTGTACGGTCTTACAATGACAGAACTAGAATCAAAGTGTGGAATGTAAAAATCACCCGGTTCATATTTTACTACACGCAATGGTTCAAATAGGCTTTTATCGTGTCCTAATATAGAATGACACCTTTCAATAATAGGCTTATTTATAAATTCATCAACTATACCTATACTTTTAGACTTTGTGACTGTTTCATTTAAAACACCATTGTCAACTAATGATGGTCTTAAATGAGGTTTGGATATTCTTCTAATTTCATCACAATATTCTTTGGTTATAAAATTTTTAATTACTTTAGGTTCCTGATATACACTGAACATTACTGTTGTAGTTAAGTAAATCTTTAATGCTCTACCGGCAATTAGCGAACCATAAATCTTCGGGTGTAGGCATAAAAAGTATACCTTGAGTCACAGTCATATACAATTTAGCCTCCTCAACATTAGGGTAAGTGTGTAATACCCACCTCTCCCAATA